ATGGGATATTTCCTGCGAATATTATTATGTCTGTATGGGCTATTTATTATAACTGCTGGCCATGCCAGCGTTACCCAAGAAATTATTTTAGGCGTTGACCAGGAAAATGTTTATGGGCCATTACTTAAAAATAAACGTATTGGCTTAATGGTCAACCAAAGCTCGATTAACAAGGAAGGACGTCATACCATCGACAAATTGTTATCTGAGCAGAATAAATTCCATTTTACAGTGACAAAATTATTCTCTGTTGAGCACGGTATCCGTGGAAATGCAGATGCCGGATTAGGGGATGATAATCACATCGATAAACTGAGTGGTCTTCCTATTATTTCTTTATATGGAAGAGATAAAGATGGGCGAATGAGGGCACATCCCACTGAAGCGCAGCTATCTGATGTTGATATCGTTATTTATGATTTACAGGATGTTGGTGTTCGTTATTTTACCTACACTATTTCCATGCATCATATGTTAGAAAGTCTGCAAAAGTATCATAAACAATTTATGGTATTTGATCGGCCGAACCCACTCGGAAACCATGTTTATGGGCCAATTCTTGAAGAGAAGAACATTTCAGGTATTGGTATGCATCCTGTCCCTATGGTGCACGGGCTGACGTCTGGGGAGTTTGCTCGTATGATAATAAATGAGGGGTGGTTAACACATTTCAATGATTCAAATTGGCAGGCATTTGGTATCAAAGCTTACCAGTTTCCCCCAGAAGATTTGACTGTTATCGCCATGGGCAATTACACACATAATTCGCCTTATTTATTGCCAGTAAGACCTTCGCCAAATTTACGCAGTGATTTGGCTATTCAGCTTTACCCTTCTTTGGGAGTATTTGAAGCAACCAGTATTAATATGGGTCGAGGTTCAGACTATCCCTTTGAGCAGTTGGGTTTCCCATCCAGAAAGTTTTATATTAACACCTGCTATCACGTAGATATTAACCAGCAGAAAACAGGTTGGCCGCAAGCGGGCAAAGAAGTGTGTGGCGAAAAATTTACTGCCGTCAATATAGCCGATATTAAGCCGACGATACGTTATTTTGTTGAATGGTGGTTTAAATTTAAAGATGTGGGTTATTCTATGGTTCTTTCCCCACAGAGAGAGGCCAATTATCTGAAACATCAGGAAGAGTATTTTCTAATACGACCTACTTGGTTGGCTAAATTAACAGGTACGCGCAATCTGGTTAAATTAATGGAGGAAGCAGATAAGAAGAAATTAACTGTCGATGAGACCGTGAATTATCTGGAGTCTAACTGGCAGCCCGATCTTGATAATTATCTGAAGTTACGCGAGAAATATAAAATTTATCCTTGAATCTTATTTTCTTCTTTGACGTTTGGGGTGTTGGTGAGAACTACCCCCCTTTTTGCGATTACTATCTTGGGTAGCGTAATCACGTATTCAAACCAAATAAAAAGGAGTCAGACGATTTCTCATCTAACTCCTTGTTTTATTTGGTGGCCCCTACTGGACTTGAACCAGTGACCAAGCGATTATGAGTGCGGTGAATGTATGATTAAAATCAATGAGTTACATTTTAAACAACTACTTACAGAACGAATGTTAACGAATGTTATTGAGGGTTTGTTTCTTCCTGCGACACATTTGCGACACTTTCAGCCAATGGATTAAATCTTAATGCTTCGTCCAAATGGTCTGGTGAAAAGTGAGAGTAACGCATAGTCATCTTGATATCTGTATGGCCTAAAATTCGTTGTAGCACCAAAATATTGCCACCTTTCATCATAAAATGGCTAGCGAATGTGTGCCTTAAGACATGGGAAAGTTGACCGGGGGGCAGTTCAATTTCAGACCTTTTTAGCGCCCGACGAAACTCAGCATAGCAAGCCGCGAATAAACCACTTTTGCCTTTTTTAGGTAGCTCATTATATAGCTCTTTGCTGATTGGCACTGTGCGGTTTCTGCGGCCTTTGGTTTTTATAAATGTTATTTTATGTTCAGTAACTTGGGACAGTTTTAAACCCTCGGCTTCACTCCAGCGAGCACCCGTAGATAAACAAATTTTTACTACCGTGGCTAAGCACTCTGTTGTGCTTTTTTTACACTCGTCTAAAAGCAATTCGATTTGGTCGCGAGTCAAAAAAGCCATTTCGCTTTCTTCGGTCTTAAATGCTCTTACGCTTTTGATGGGATTTAATAGCTTCCATTCACCTAACCTTTCCAACTCATTGAACATAGCCCGGAAATAAGCCAACTCAAGATTAAGTGTGCGTGGGGCTACTTTTGTCACTCTTGTGCTACGTGCTAATTCACCTTTCAGCCTTTTTTCTCGATATTGGGAAAATAACTGCGCAGAAAACTCTGTGGCTATCGGCTTACCCATGCATTCATAAAAATGTGTCATGGCATCTTTACGCCGTTTGCCATCATCTAATGTAATACCGTGCGCGTTGTACCATGTATCAATTAAATCGCTGAGACTCCGTTTATCTTTTTCTTCACCCAACCATGGTTTAGCCTGAATCTCTTCGAGTTTATGCCTTTCAAAGGCAAGTGCTTCCCCTTTGGTAGCAAATTTTTGTCTTATTCTTTTGCCATCTTTCCCGTTAGCTCGAGATACAGTATATAAATCGGCAATCCATTGTCCTGATGGTAGTTTTCTGACGGTCATCACATATCCGAAATTTTATGTCCATAAATTGAATCTAAATATTTTTGTTCTAATGGGTAACGATAAGACTTTCCATTTCCATTTTGGAATGTCATATATCCGCTTCGAGTATCAAAATCATCAAGCATCCCTAATTCTTTTGAATCAGTATAGAAAATGAAAGAGTTTACAATTAACTCTGGAGCATAATGGTTTAACAATTCACTAAGTGTATCAGTTGCTATTACTTTATCATCTAGACTTATATTCGGTGTTTTTCTAAATAAACTTTTAGTTCGATTAACGTTCTCATTGTTATAAAGATTTAAAGTTTTAGATGTTTTTTCATTATAACTATGCAAGTTATCGACACGATTTGTTAAATTCTTTATTGCAGAAAGAATAATTGTATCGGACGTATTTAGTTGTGTTTTTTCACCAATTTTTGCCGGTTCAATTTGAAGTAACTGGACTATTGAGTTCACATCATCCTGCGCTTCATATGTTGATTTTATTGATGCTGCAAGGGATGTGATTTCATTTTGAACATTATCAACACGTAATGAACTATCGTATTCGGCATAACGAAAAGCTTGAACATCAAAAGGGCTGGTTGTAATTCTATCTTTAATTAATACCGTTTTTTTATTGAAAGCTTGCCGCAATCCCAGCTCGTATAAAACGTTAGGATTCCTACTGCTAAGATCACATACTGCCATATCGCATTCGACAATTTTTTTCAAAATGTCTAATACAATCATATTACTACTATTAACTTCATCGGCCCTGATCGGCTTAAAGCCTGCTTTTCGGCAAGCTGGTGCTATCAGGTGTTGATATACGCGATTAAAATGACCAGACTCATAGCTTGGAACATCTGCTATTGGCATAATTATGAAACAGGTTTTTGTAGTTACCTCTTGTACCTCAGAGGTTTCTTCGTGGTTTATTTCTTTATTCTCATCTTTTGTTTTTTTTGTTGTCATTGGTTTAGAGTCCTTATGCACAAATCATTATAATGCGACCTAACACATTAATATCTTCTAGGTCACAGTCAAAAGCCATCCCTACACCACTAACTCTAACTCTTCTGATAGGGATACGAGTTAAGTCACGAATACTGACTTTTCCCTCAATATCAACCAACCATTTACCATCATTAATTTCGGTAAACTTGCGATCAACGATGTACTGAACCTCAGTATCAAGAATTACTTGCGGTTCTTTCATTTGGGAATGAGCAGGTAGGAAAAATGCTTTATCAAATATTAAATAGTTTGAGTCGTAAATTTTTCCGTCGATTATTTTTTTTCGGGGAAGCTTGATGGTATCTGCTTCACTATTATCAAACATTTTGCCCTGTCCAGTAGCTAACCATTGTAGATTTGCACTAGTTTCAGCCATGCATCTAACTACTATATCTGCTGGAAAAATATCACGCTTATAGCGCGTCGAAAGGCTACTTGCCGCGATTCCTAAATGTTCAGCTAACATCATTTTTGAGCCAAAACCGTAAGCCTCGATCACTCTATCGAGCACAGCCCCGCCACCGGATGAAAATTCTATAATTAGCTTTTCCACAAATTACCTCGTTGACACTTCGCTAAAAGCTAAGTAATCTCCAAATATTTGTTGTGATAGAACGAATATTGACGAATGTTATTGAACTTAAACTAACCGGAGATTTTGCCCCATGAGGCCAAACATTACAATCATCATACCTACCCCATATCTGCCTATTGAAGAATATTGTCGCCTGCATGGGATGCCAATCACTACAGCCCGTGACATGGTTCGGGATGGCCGTCTGCCAATTAAGCCAAAAGGTGATAAGCCTAAAGCATCCGTTGAAATCAATATGGCAGCGCTAACCGTTCGTGCCCTTTCCGAATGCAACATTTCGCTTTCTGCTTAATTCATTCTGAATCTTTAGGGTGACGCTAACCATGTTTGATTATCAGGTTTCTAAACATCCTTGCTTTGATGTGGCCATGCGCCGGTTTGCCTTGGCGCATAACCTCAGTGAGTTGGCGGGCCGTATAGGGATGAATCCGCAAACATTGCGCAACAAACTCAATCCTGATCAGCCGCATTACCTGAACGTTATTGAACTACTGGCATTAACTGATATTACAGAAGATCCAACCTTGCTGGATGGTTTGCTGGCACAACTGCAATGCTTGCCTGCTGTTCCAGTGAATGAGTTAACCCCCGGAAATCTACCCACTCATGCGCTTAGCGCTACGGCGGCAATCGGCGCAATTGCCGGTGAAACCGTAACAACCGGGCCTATGACGCAATCCCGTAGAAACGCCATTCTTGACCGTGCGAATCAGGCCATTCGTGACCTGTCGCTGATTGTTGTATCGGTTGAAGCGCGTTTCCAATCCACGCCAGTTCTGGCCGCAGCGGTTGATTTTATCAGCGCCAGCGGGCTGGTTCCGGGTCTGAACTGAGGAACTTATATATGAAAGTATTCGCTAACTACCTGAAACAACAATCACCCAGCCAACAATTAAACCATTTTGGCCATGGCTGGATTGAATTACCAAATGGTCAGCGCTGGCAACCTTGTACCAGCCGAGTGGTGTTTCTAGGGGAATCACGTAAGCCAATCTTTAAAACCAAACGCCGCCGGTGGTGGTTCCGTTTGATGGGTTTAAGGGGGTAAGCATGTCAGCCAATAATAGCAAATGGATAGCCATTATCCGCAACAAAGTGACCGGCAGTTACAGCCGGGCAAGGGTGATATGGGAAAAGCTACCGGCACAGCACCGGGGGATTTTGCTCCATTCGGCGGGGATGAAGTCAGAGCACTGCCGGTATCTGTGGGATGATTTTTCCCGTGAAGAATTACACCAGTTACAGCGAGGAATTCAGCGACTACGGGCTTTAGTCGATACATTTGGCCAAGTAGGTACGTTGGATTTTGTGAAAGAGAGCAACAGTAGCCGGAAATCGCACAATCAACCGGCACCGGTAAAAACGTACGGCCCGGAAATGATTGCAGCCCAATCGATGGCCAATATGCATTACACCGATAATTAAGGGAACACGATGAAAGCAATAGCGGTAGATAGAAATGGCCTGTTAGACGACTTTAACCATTGGGGCGTAGCCCATAATTACGCGCAATTCTTCTTGGGTAAATGTCGTTTGGCGGGAAACAACGTCGAATTACAGCCAATTATGTTTAATGACACCATTCATCTGACCAACCCACACCAATGGTTTTCTGCTCATGCCGCATTTTGGTGCCGGGCATACCGTGAGGCTGAATCAAATAGTGATCAGGTCGAAGCGCTGGCCTCTATTCGCGCCATTTATCATATGTCCGGTTGGCTGGGATTAGGCTCTTTAACCTGCATGATTAATAACTGGTGGAATAGAACCATTGAGATCCACGGCTTGACGCAAATTAACCACTCTTGTGCATCAGCCAGCACTACCCAACAACTGCATTAATTAACCCAACACCATAAATACCAACGGCTTCCCATCGGTGGCCGGGGATTTTTATTACCTAAATTCGGAGCAAACAACATGCATATGCATAAAACAGTAGGGCAGGAAATGAGTAACAGGGCAGCGGCTGAGTCCCGCGAATATTCTTTGCTGATAGCCAGAAAAGAGGCCCGAATAGACACCATTGTTAAGTTATCTGGCCATTTTGACCGGTTGGCCACTGATATTGCTAATAAGGGAATGTCTTCAACTGAGATTGTCGAGTTACTGCGGCAGGTTGCGGAAAACATGAGTCGTGGGCGGGTTTGGAGCGAATGACCGCCACCATCCAGCGCCCGGTAAATGACTTTATGGACGGGGATATTTTATCCCTGTCTTTACCCTTTAATGGCGATTTCAGCCGGGAGCCGGAGGGGGCGCGCCGCCCGCAAGATATCAGCATCACCGAAGACGAACTCTTTGTTCAGAACCCTACCGATCACCAATGGCGCAGCCAGTATTTAGGGGGAATGCCCCAATTTCTGGCCCGTTATTTTGGTGATCGCTATTCCAACCTGTACCAATCAAAAGGCCGTCGCCATGCCAATACATTCTTACGCACTACGGTGGGCGAGAATGTATTGCCACGTCTACAGATGGTTAATCGCCAGTATCAGCCAGTTATCAAAGCGCCCGGTTTTTTGCCGTGGCCTTTTGCTGATGATTTAGAACGCCTGCCATCGTTTGGCCGGGATGAGTTACGCAACCTGTCCCACCGGGTGGCTGATTTTATGTCTGAGAGTTTTACCGACTATATCGAACGTAATTTCACTGGGCAGAGCAGCGACCCAACAGAACTCTGGAAGCGCACCCAGCGGGCATACAGATGCCTTGTCGGGTTATGCAAACAAGTGGGAACTGAACCGCCGTACTGGCGCGAATTCACTTCCAGCCGCAAGGCAATTAACCCGCGAAAAATTGAATCTGGTCTGTTGCGCATGATGTCGCCGGATTGGTGGCGTGTGCGGTTAAAACGCCTGCGCGATGTGCGCCGTGAACATATGGCCATTGCGGTGGGGCAAGTACAGAAATCAGCATCAGCCTATGTTAGCCGCTCAACTATGGCCGAATGGGTAGAGCAGAAGCGGCGTAACCGGGAGTTTTTCAAAGCGTTTGAGCTGGAAAATCAGGACGGTGAACGGGTTTCGTTAGAAGACATGGTGAATGGCAGCAACGCCAATCCCGCAATACGGAGATGTGAACTAATGGTCAGAATGCGAGGTTTTGAAGATTTAGCCAATGAAATGGGCTGCGTGGGGGAGTTCTACACCATCACTGCGCCGTCTAAATATCATGCGGTGTATCACGGTGGCGGTTTTGTCACCAACTGGAATGGGGCCAGCCCACGGCAGACCCAAAAATACTTATGCAGCGTATGGGCTAAAGCCCGTGCGGCCATTGCCCGTGCCGGGATTAATGTCTTTGGTTTTAGGGTGGTAGAGCCGCATCACGATGGCACCCCACACTGGCATGTATTGCTGTTTATGTTGCCGCAGCACGTCTCACAGGTGCGCGACATTCTTTGCTATTACGCCCGGCTGGAAGATTCAGAAACATTACAAAGCCCCGAAGCACTGAAAGCCCGTTTCCATGCTGAACCCATTGATCCGGCCAAGGGCAGTGCAACCGGCTATATCGCGAAATATATCTCAAAGAATATCGACGGTTACGCACTGGGCGAGGAAGAAGATGGCGAAACGGGCGGCAGTGCGCGGGACATGGCCAAAGCAGTCACCGCATGGGCCAGCCGTTGGCGTATCCGGCAGTTTCAGCAAATCGGTGGTGCGCCGGTCACTGTCTGGCGCGAGTTACGCCGCTTGCCCGGAGACGGGCAAATACTGCCGGATCAGGATATGGATAACGTGCGTTTTGCCGCTGATGTGGGCAACTGGTACGCCTACACCGAGTTTCAGGGCGGGCCGATGGTGAGCCGGGATTGTTTGACCGTGCGCCTGTCATATGAAATCACTGAAATGGGCAACATCTACGCCGAAGACGTTAAACGGGTTTTGGGTATCTATTCGCCGTTACTGGGGGAGGACTCCGCTGTTTGCACCCGTTTGGTTAAGTGGCAGATTGTGCCGAAGTTGGCCGAAAGCGCAGCGCAGGCCGGGGGTTTGGCTTTTTCTGGCGGCAACGCCGCCGCTAGGAGTTCTGTCAATAACTGTACGCCGGATGCCCGGCAACGATTATCACAAGAATTACGTCTTAGAGGTTTTTGGGGTGATGAAGAGGAAATCGCGATATTGGAACGGGGTAGCAGCTTGCAATTTTACGGTGATCGTTCAGTAAGGCTAAAGAATGGCCGGTTAGAAGAGGTGGCCCCACGGCCAGAACACCAACGCTGGCCGGGCTGGAATTGATGTATGTCTGATATCTATTAAAAATTATGGGGTTAGTAGTACCCCATATTTCATTTTATATGATACTGTATAAACATACAGTAAACTAGGTTGTAAAGGGGGCATCGTGACAGATTCACTTTGTGAATCAGTGATATTTGAACGTATAGAACTGATTGCACGAATGGTCGCTGATGATCATTGCGTAAGCCGAGATCGGCAAATCGCACTAATTTGGATTGCTGAGTTATCCGAGGATGCAAGGCGTAACATGTTGGAGCGGGGGAATATACCCCCAGTTAGCGGGGGCGATATTTCAGGCTGCGGAACTTTGCAGTAAATCTAAGAACATTTGCCGTTGTTGTGGATTCATGGAATCTATAACGGTTTTAATCAGTTTATCCCCGGTTTTAGCGCTGGGGCTAATGGTGTGTGAAAAGGTCACATTCATTACAAAAGTGTGGCCACATTCCACATCATTACAGGCGCAATATAAATCTGAAATCTGCCGATGTTTACGGTTGGTTTTTCGGATAATGGCCGCGCCACCGCATTCAGGGCATAAGACTTTCATCACTCGCATGTTTCTGGCTCCAAAAGTGGCGAACTTCTGGAATTTTAACGTGTTTCTGCTCATAACGCACCCGAGTTTGCTGTTTGTGCATCAAAATTTAGTTGTAAATGTGTCGGGATCTCTGGGTCGGCACTGATGGCAGCACTAAAGCGGCGTTGTACCGGTAAAATCTCGTCTTTTCGGTACGTATTCCGCGCTTTTTCCGGGTCACCTAACCCCGCTGCATTTTCTGGTATCTGCCCGGCTAACCCTGCCGGGAAGCGGTGAGCATTGAGAATGTCCTGCGCACTGATATTTTTCACATTGGCAAATTCATCTTTGGCGCTGATATCCCCCATTTGAATGAATTTCACCGCCTCCGGGTCACCGTTCGGAATGTTGACCAAGATGGTGCTGAAATTACCAATCCCTTTGCTGTCAGCTAACTGACGTTCAATTTCTTCCTCCACTTCATCGGTCATTGACGGGTCACTGGTATACAAAATGCCGCCAGTGTGCGCCCCATTGTGGTAATAGCGGCGGCGGAAAATCACCGCTTCACTGTTTAGCAATGCGGAGTGAATACCACCGATATAATCCGGCAGGCCATAAATCTGTTGTTGTGGGTCGTATTGTTTGAGAAAAATCACGTCATTTTCCGGGTAAACAAGAGGTTCACCCTCCTGCAATACCACAAATTCACCGCTTTTGCGGATACGGGTGTACAGCGCCGGTAAGGGGGCCAGACCAATCACGTTGCCCCAGCCATTACGGATTTTCAGAATGCCGACATCACCAAAGGTAAAATAATCAAAAATAGCGGCTTCAATCTCTTCATGGGTCAGGCCACCGCTCTGGTAATCGGATGCCACCATATTTTTACGGGCATAAATGACGCCGCCATGTTGGCCATTGAGGTTAACCAACTGTGCCAGCGCCAACCGGTCAATCGGCAGGGTGTAATGGTCATAGTCATTGTCATACCAGATATCGCGGTAATCGGTGCCAGTGGTGAGTATTGGCTCTGGTTTGCCGAAGCTGATAATGCTCATTTTGCGACTTTTGCCGTGGTTATCTTGGCGCTTCATAGCGCGTTTGTTTGGGCGTTTCATGCTGCTTTCTTCAGCCTCCAGCGAGATGTTAATTTGTTTTCGTAGTTAAGTGGTTCATTGTCGAGGGCGTGAGCAATGGCAAAGAATGCCTCCGCATGGCCGGTTTCCGCGCTGCGGTCTGCAACAAAGGTCATGGCATTGCCGCTGGCGGTAGTGGTGTGACGGATGGCCATAAAGCTGGCGGGAATTTCGGTGCGGTCTTTGTCCCATTCGATACGTTTGCTTTCCACCACATCGGCGGCTTTCATCACCAGCCGGTTTTTGGTTTCTACCCCATAGCGGATGGCCACCGCCTGCCGGATGGCAAAGTGTTGGATGTTTTCAAATACACCCTGGCCGATGCCGGTTACATCCACACCGATATAGGTAATGTGATATTGCTGGAACAGTTTTTTAATCTGGTTAGCCTGATAGCGGAAATTCATGCCCTGCCAGTGGATCACCCGTAATACCCGGAATTTTTCGCCCTCATAGAGTGGTGGCGCGATAATCACAAAAGTAGACAGGTCACCGGAGCGAGCCGGGTCAAAACCGCCCCATACCTCACGATTACCAAAGGGCCGGGCGGCTTTTTCGTCGTGATCCTGCCAAGTGGCAGCATCCACCCCGGCTTGCTGCAAGTCATCAAAAGAGAACACCGCATCTTTGCTGTCCACAAACACGCACATGTACAGCATGTTGAATGCATCAACGTTATAACGGTTACGCAGCTTTTCAAGGCTGGCCAGATTAAAGCCATTGCGAATGGCATCTTCCATGGTAATGACATAACGCCATTGGCCATCCGGGCAGCGGCGACCACCATCACGCATTTCATCAAATGATGGGAAGATAACTTTGGCGCGTTTCTTACTGCCGCGTTTCCATTCGTCACCTGTCCAGAATGGATAAGCCTGATGAGTTTTAGCGCTGGGCGTCGAAAAGTAGGTAGTGCGCCATTTATCATGGGTGGCCATGGCACTGGCCACTTCATTTAATTTGGCAAAGTTCGGCACCCAAAAATATTCATCGCAATACAGATGGCCGCTGTATGATTGGGCGGTGTTTTTGTTGGTAGACAGGAAACGCAGCTCTGCGCCGTTACTTAACCGGATAGGGTTACCGGTTAGTGTAATATCAAAATACTGCTGGGCAATATTGACGATATACGAGCGGAAAACCTCTGCCTGAGCGCGGGAGGCAGACAGGAATATTTGCGGATCACCGGTCAACACCGCATTTTCAAAGGCCTCAAAAGCAAAATACCATGTCGCGCCAATCTGGCGGCTTTTCAGGATATTTCGTACCTGTTCGCCAATATTTAGCCGCAGGTGCTTTTGATAGCCAAACAGGTGTTCTTCTGCCCAAACGTCAAAATCCTCTTTTGACAGCCCGGAAATATCATTTTTGCGGTACTGGCGTTTTTTCGTCGGGCGCTCATCATCAAAATCACCGCCATTATCCTGCGCCGGTTTGTTCCCTTTGGCAGCGGTAAGTTTTTCTTTATGTTTATTACTCTGCGCCCGCAGTTTCACCGCATGGGTAATCAGAATATCCAGCTCTTTTAATTCAATATCACTCTTATTATCGCGCCCGACTAATAATTGATAGCGGCGTTCAATGGCTTCCTCCGTGCTTTCATGGCTGAGTAAATCAGCCCAATTCCATTTTTGCGCCCAATAGTAAACAATCCGCACATTCGGCAGATTTAAATCACTGGCGATTTCTTTAGGTGTTGACCTTTTTAAATAAAGCGCCCGTGCAACACCAATAAGTTCATCTGAATATTTAGCCATAGCCTTTATTATGCCGAGATATATTTAAACAAACGTCACAGGCAGTTCTTATTTATTCGGGTAAGTAGCTATATCCGAATTCATAAGAATTAAAGCGAATGCTAAGCCAGTTTTAATTAGCCATACTGAATATCACAAATCAGGGAGAACAGTTGAATGTCAGTTTCACATTTAACAACGACATGGTTGTGTGTTTGTGCCGAGGGGAAAACATTAGACGGACGTGATATTGAAAGGCAATGGATATTAGACGCCGTAGAGCTATATAACCCTCGAATGTATACCGCACAATTATGGCCGGAGCATTCGCGTACTTATGGCCCAGTGGGGCAAGTATTAGAATTAAAGGCGGAAAAAGATGAGGACGGTGTATTAAAAATGTTTGCCCGGCTTTGTCCTGCTTTATCACTCATTGCGGCTAACGGCGAGGGTAAATTGCTTTTTACATCCGCTGAGTTTACCGAGGATGGCAACTATTAGAGGAACGGGCAAAAGCTATCTTGAGGGCATGGGGGTAACGGATGAACCCGCCAGCGTATATACCGACCAAATGAAGTTTAACAAGCGATTGCGTAATAAACGTTATAGCCAATATCGGCCAATTGTTTTTGATGATATTAAAAAGACAGTAAAGGGGAACAGTGTGAAAGGTAAAAAGAAATGGTATCACAAGTTTGGTTTAGTTGATGAGAATGACACGACTACCGAAACTGATAATGATATTACTGATGATGCCGCCACGGTACTGGCTGAACAGTTAAAAGCCGCGCAGGATAAAATCAGCGAATTGGAAACCCAGCTTGCTGAATTAAAAACCAGTCAGGAAGAAACGGATTCTGATGTTGAAACGATTAAAGAAGTCGTGGACACCAAAGAGTTTGCGCAATTGCGTGATAATTTGCCGCAGTTTATTCAGAAATTGGGCAGCTTAGATAAAAAATTCACTAAATTACCCAGTAAAAAACCGAGCGATTCACGTAAGCCGTTTGAGTTTCTTTAATTAAGCACTGGCTTAATGGATTTTCATATTTCTGATTAAAGAGAGTGCAATAAATGCTACTTAATAATAAAGCGCGAGGTTATTTAAATAATTACCTCGATGGGCTGGCATTGGCAAATGATGTGAAAGAGACATCACGTTATTTCTCATTGACTGACCCAAAAGAAACAAAATTGCGTGATGCTATGTTGGAAAGCAATGAATTTCTTAATTTCATTGTGGTTGAAGATGTTGACCAGATTAAAGGACAGGTGGTTAACGTAGGTAATCCGGGGCTGTTTACGGGCCGTGTGGATGAGGGCCGTTTTCGTCGCAAAGTGGGTGTTGATGGTAACAACTATGAGCTGTACGAAACAGATTCCGGTGCGTCACTGACTTACCAAATGTTATCTGTGTGGGCCAATGCCGGGAGTGAAGAAGAGTTTTTCCAGCGTATGCAGGCGTTTACCAATAAGTCATTCAGTCTGGACGTGCTACGCATTGGTTTTAACGGTAAATCGGCGGCGAAAACCACCAAGCCGACGGATAACCCGAACGGTGAAGATGTCAATATTGGCTGGCATGAGCTGGTACGAACCTATGACAAAAATCAGATTGTTACTGATGCCATCACACTGGGTAGCGGTGGTGATTTTAAATCATTGGATGCCATGGCCTCTGATCTGATTAACGCCAAAATCCCGCAGGAATTCCGTAATGACCCGCGACTGGTGGTGTTGGTTGGGGCTGATTTAGTGGCTGCGGAGCAATACCGCCTCTATCAGGCCGCAGACCGCCCAACGGAAAAAATTGCCGCGCAAATGCTATCGCAATCTATTGCCGGACGTCAGGCCATGGTGCCGCCGTTCTTCCCCGGCAAGCGTATGACGGTCACCATGTTGAGTAATCTTCATGTTTATACCCAGCGGGGGACGCGTTACCGCAAAGCTGAGTTTTCTGATGACCGTAAGCAGTTTGAAAATAGCTACTTACGCATGGAGGGCTACGCAGTGGAAACGCCAGAGCTGTATGCGGCCTTTGATGAAACCGCCGTCACCATTGGCAAGGTTGAAGAAGCCAAAGACGGGCCAGAGGTATAAGCCATGCTATCACCTGCGCAGCGTCATTCCGCCCGTATTAAGGCTGAAAAGCAGTTAAGTGAGTGTCAGGTGTTGGACGCTGGCCACAGTCTGCACGTCAAATTACGGGCATTGGAACATGATGTTGGTCGGGTACGTAGCCTTGATGTCACCAGTGACCGGGTAGCCATGAAGCGCAGCGAGCTATTACCGCGCTGGCTTCCTACTGCGCAGGCATATCTGGACAGTGGCGAGGTACATCAAAACCCGATTTTGGTGTACTGCATTATCTGGTTGTTTGATGTGGATGAGTTTGATCAGGCGCTGGACTGGGCTGATATCGCCATCGAGCAGGGGCAGAAAATGCCGGGCAATTTCCGCAGTAAGTTACCGGCATTTATCGCTGATACCGTGATGAGGTGGGCCGAAATTGCCGCCGCCAGCGGGGAAAGTGTCGAGCCGTATTTTTCTCGCACATTCAAAAATATTCGCGAGAAATGGCGGCTGCATGAAGAGATTAACGCCAAGTGGTACAAGTTCGCCGGGTTGTTGCTACTGCGCGATAACGATGGCCAGCCACGGGCTACCGTGCTGGATGATGTGGAGTTATTACAACAAGCGGATGCCTTACTGGCGCAGGCGGTAGGGTTTCACCGGCAGATTGGTGCCACCACCTTGCGCCGTAATATCGCCGCCCGTATTCGGGCATTGCTAAAAGAATAAAAGACTACCGTAAGCCGAGCGGGCGCGGCGGAGGCAATACACATTAGTGTTATGTGCCGTGGAAGCCGGTCAGCCCGCTTTTCGGGAGAACATATGTTTAGCGGAAAACCGATTGATTATCAGGATGCCACCTTAAAAAACGTGGGGTTCTGGCCAGACTTGAGCCTTAAAGAATTTCAGGTTCAGCGCACTATCCCGGCTGATGTTGATGCGGGAACTGTTGCACAGGCATTGATTACCGCAGCGGGAGAGGTGAACAGCGATTTAGCCAGCGTTGAAGCGAAGCACCATGCGAATGGTTATAGCCATGCCGCAGAGGTGCCGGGCGTCAGTATCGATGCTGAAAATCTGTTATGTGCGCAGTACAAAAAAGCGGTTTATGCCCGTGCTAAAGCCGATCTGTTAGGGGAGTTTGCCACGATTGGTCGCAGGGAGTCACACCCAGGGCAGGAGAGTGACGAGACACGCAAGGGATTGCTGGCGGAGTCATCCATTGTTATCCGCCGTATGAAAGGGTTGAAGCGCGTCACTGTGAGGCAAGTATGAGCAAATTACAGTCATTAACCGCCTTTGTGCAGGGCAATTTACCGCAGCGGCTGCGCAAGCTGGAATTTAACAGCGACATGGACGAACTGCGCTTTGTTCCGGCGCAGCGGGATTTAGGGCTGGATCAGTATCAACTGGCGTTGATGCAGTTTGATGCGGTACTGAGTTGGGGCCGCTTCCCTTACCGTGACTATGACCCGCGCAACCTGTGCGCCTTGTTGCTGGTCTGGATGATTGAGAACACCCCCGATTACGGGCCGGAACCGGAGTTACCCAGCATCGATATTGATGTGATCGACGATAAAACCGCCACGGTGGTGGTGTCGATGGGACTCACGGAATCACTGAACATTAAGAAAGACGAGGCCGGGGATATCCCCTTTCAGGGGGCTAAATGGCGGCTGACCGATCCGCAGTTATGGCTGGCCACGGATGGCGCGATATTTGGCGCAGATGCACAGGGTGCGCCGATTGGTGAACACGGATGATTATCAACGGTGAGCTGAGTAAAAAACAGTTAACCGAGCTGCAACAGGCACTTAAACAACTGGAGTTACCGCCCCAAAAACGCCAGCGGTTGTTATGGCGGCTGGCCAAGTACGGGGTGATTGTTGCGGCCAAGCGCAATGTGCGTAACCAGCAGTCACCGGATGGCACTCCGTGGCAGGGACGGCAGACCAACCAGCGCGGCAAGATGCTGCGCAATATGCCGAAATTGCTGCATATCCGTGAAATGCCGGAGATTAGCGCGGTCAGGCTCTATTTACAGGGCGGTGGCTACCGCAACGGCGAAAAACCAGTACCGGCGGGCGTGGTGGGGTACGGCCAGCAAAACGGGATGCAGGTGACCATTAACCGCAGCGCAGTGGCTAAATCAATCCCCCCGGAGCGGCCCGCCACTGTCAAACAGGCCAAAAAACTACGGGCCTTGGGTTACCGGGTAAAACAGGGTAAGCGCTGGCGCAAGCCGCCTTACAAAGAAATTGTAGGAAAAATGCGTTTCGCCCAAGCGGGTTTGCTGATTAAAAAACTGAGTGGCAAGGCGGCTAAATCAGCGTGGACAGTGGACGTCCCGGCGCGTGAGTTCTTGGGCATGAGCGACGACGATTTTAATAAAGCCTTAGCGCGTCAGTTACAGGCCATCGGGTTTGGCTGGGACGTCAAAGCACAGGATATGAAGGGGTAACGATGAGTTGGCCACAAGTCAATATTGACCAAAAAAACCAGCTACAGGGTGAAACCAAAGAGATTGAACGGGCCGTGCTGTATATCGGTAGCGGCAAGGTTAACACCGGGAAAACGCTGGCGGTGAACACGCGGACGGATTTTGATGTGTTGCTGGGGCCGGACGCCAGCGCGGTAAAAAACTGCACCAAAGCCGCGATGCTCAATGCCGGTCAGAACTGGAACGGCTTTGTGCATGTACTGGCGCAACCGGCCAAAAATGAAGAGCTTAACCCGCAGGCGTGGGTGGATGCTGTCAAAACGGCCCAATTGGTGGCCAGTGTTGAGGGTGTAGTGGTGGTATTGCCCGCCGATAAAGCCACCATCAGCGACGCCGCCAGCTTGCGGGCTGAATTGCTGGCCAAGTTTGGCCGCTGGGTGTGGTTTGTGCTAGCCGTTGATGGCCCGCAAGCCGAGGAGGGCTGGCCGGAGTATTTGACCCGTCTGGCAGCATTACAGCAGGGCGTTGCGGCTTCATCGGTGCAACTGGTGCCACGGTTATGGGGCAATGAGCCGGGGGGGTTGGCCGGGCGTTTATGTAACCGCGCGGTGACCATTGCTGATAGTCCGGCCCGTGTCGCTACTGGCCCGCTACTGGAAATGGGCAGTGAGACGCAGCCAGTGGATGGCAAAGGTGTGGCGCTGGATTTGGCCACCTTGCAGGCGCTGGAAACCCTGCGCTACAGCGTCCCAATGTGGTACCCGGACTATGACGGCATGTACTGGGCCGATGGCCGCACATTGGATGTGGAGGGCGGGGATTATCAGGCAATTGAAAGTCTGCGCATTGTTGATAAAGCGGCCCGCCGTATTCGCTTACAGGCGATTGCCAAGATTGCAGACCGTTCACTTAACAGCAGCCCCGGCAGCATTGCCGCGCACAAAACCTATTTTTCCAAGGTACTGCGCGAGATGGCCAAAAGTACACAAATCAACGGGATCACCTTTCCCGGTGAAGTGAAACCACCACAAGAGGGCGATGTGGTGATTACGTGGCGCACCGCCACCAAAGTGGAGATTTATATTGTGGTGCGCCCGTATGAATGCCCGAAAGGTATCACGGTGAGTTTGATGCTGGATACCACACTGGAGGATAGCCAATGAGTACCCGTATTTCTGGCCAGTCGGTGGATATCAATATGGATGGTGACCTGATCCATGTGGAAAAAATCGGGCTGACCATTACCGATAACAGCGGCCCGGCACAGACTAATGGTGTGCCGGATGGGGATGTAAAAGGCGATGTTGGCGGCGAGGGGGACATAGAAGTTAGCACCAAAGTGCTGCAACAGTTGACCGCCAAAGCCTCACGCGCCGGTTCATGGCGCGGTATCCCGGCGTTTGACATATTGTTCTATGCCAAAGCCGGGGAAGAAGAGCTGAAAGTGGAGGCGTTCGGCGTGAAATTGAAATTTGATTCCGCGCTGGATGTTGACCCGAAAGGCGGGGCGGTGCTGACCCATAAAATTAAGTATTTCATTACCAGCCCGGATTTTGTGCGTATCAACGGCATTCCCTATCTGGAAGCAGAAGCCACGCGCAATCTGATAGGCTAGGGGGCAAGGATGCAGGAACATGAAAAAACTTTTCTCGGACTGGCCATTTTAGGTGGGCTGATTGCACTGGGAAAGGTATTAGCCAGTGATGAGCCAATCACTGTCCGGCTGTTTGTAGGGCGGGTGATATTGGGATCAGCCACCTCGGTGGCAGCGGCGGCAGTATTGGTTTGGGTGCCGGGGATTTCTCCGCTGGCGGTAACTGGGTTAGGGGCTGCGGCAGGTATTGCCGGGCATCAGGCGGTTGAGCTGTGGTTACGCCGCCGGGGCAGTAGTTTGTTAAAGGGAAAGAAACCATGACGTTAAGTGAAAAACAGCAGTTATTTACCCAACTGATTGCGCAGTTAATTAGCTGGGCCGGGGAACGGGGTTACCGTCTGACTTTTGGTGAAGCCTACCGCACCCCGGAGCAGGCCAAACTGAATGCCAAAGCGGGAACCGGTATCAGTAACAGTCTGCATACCTCGCGGCTGGCAGTGGATTTTAATCTGTTTATCAACGGGGTGTATCAGACTAAAAGTGAGGCGTTTTTACCTTTGGGCGAGTATTGGGAATCGTTGGGCGGGACATGGGGCGGGCGCTTCAAATCTAATCCCGATGGTAATCACTTTAGCCTTGAGCATAACGGGGTGCGCTGATGGCCAAGATACTGGCGCTGATAGTGGCGGCATTTGTGGCGGGGTGGTATCTCAATGATTTACAGCATGACCGTCTGGAACTGAGTATTACCCGTGCCGCCAACACAGCGGCAGAACAGGGCCGGACAATTTCGGAGGGCATAGCCAGTGATTCAGCCCGGCAACTGGAAGATAAGCTGGAAGCGTTGCGCCAGCAGGGTGATAAGTACCAGCCGGTTATTCACACAGAAATTATTAAGCCGGTGTTTACTAATGTGTGTGCTACTGATGAATATGTCCGGTTGTTCAACGAAAGTAGTGATGCCGCCGAACGTACCTTATCAGGAAAATCAGCTCACTAAATGCAGCACCGTATTACCTCGATTAACCGGTACGACCGGTAATGATTTTGATAATGCCTTACGCGCCTATCGCAGTATTTATACCTTATGCGCGGCGCGACACAACCAACTCATTAATGAAATAACTTTACGACAAGGAAATAAATAACATGGCCGATAAACATAAAATTGTATTAGCAGTGGGTAGCGTTGAACTTATTTTTGAACCAAACACTACCGCTTATAACGGTTTAATTAATGATATGGCAATGGATAATAAAATTGCCCCGGCATTTAAATATCTGCGCCGTATTATCAGTAAAGAAACCAAAGAAGCCTTGGACGAAATTTTAAAAACACCGGGTGCGGCTTTGCAATTGGTTGACCAAGTGAACCAAGTCTATGCGCCGAAATTGGAAATTGAAGTAAAAAACTAACCCAACGGTTACGGGCCATTGAAAGTAATTCAATTGAACAATTTCTTATTCTACGCCGCCATTATCTACCACATGAAAATGACGATATAGAAAGTTTAGCCCGTGCCGTTTGGTTGGATAACCGTTATTGGGATAACACCCGTATTTCTATTGCCAATGGGATTGGCTTGGCATTTAAAGGCGACTAATGAAACACCTCGATTTTACTTTAAGCATGATTGATAAAATCACGCGCCCGTTAAAGCAGGTGCAGTCCACCGTTAAAGGGTTCGCGGATCACTCACAAGCGGCTTTCGGTAAAATTGCGGTGGGCGGTGCGGCCCTGTTTGGTGTGGTGCAGGGCATTAAGGGCGCACTGGGGCCTGCGGCGGATTTTGCCGGGGCGCTTAATGAAGCCAGCGCCAAGGGAGTGAGTGACAGCGCCTTGCAAAAGATGAGCACCGACGCCCTAAAATTCAGTATGCAGTATGGGCGCAGTGCGGTGGATGTGGTGCGCTCCAGTGCCGATGTGCGCAGTGCTATTGGTACGCTGTCTGACCGCGATTTGCCTCGTTTTACCCTGGCCACCAATGTGCTGGCCGCAGGCATGAAAACCACCGGCAGCGAAGCCGCCGCCTATATGGGGCAAATGTATAACCAGTTTGACAGCTATGCAGACCGCATTGGCAAAGTGAAATTTGCCGAAGAGGTGGCCGGTAAAACGGCATACATGGCGCAGGCATTTGGCGTCAATATGCAGACCATGGCCGACTTGATGCAGGGTTCCAAAGGGGTTGGCGCTAACTATGGCGTCGGCATGGATGAGCAATTTGCCGTGTTGGGCCAGTTGCAAAAAACCTTGGGAACTGAGGCCAGCGGCAGTTATGAAACCTACATGAAAGGGGCCGCTGCCGGGGCTAAAACGCTGGGACTCAGTTTTGTGGATGCTTCTGGCCAGATGCTGACCATGCCGCAAATGCTGGAGAAATTGCAGGGGCGTTACGGAAAAACCATCGAGGGCAATTTAAAGGCGCAGGCCGAGCTGGATAAAGCCTTTGGGGATGGGGCGAACGTCATTAAACAGCTATATGGTAATGTCGATTTGCTGAAACGCAATATCGGTGAGCTAGGCAGTAATGACGGCATGAAACGCGCCGGTGAGATGGCCAAGAAAATGGCCGACCCATGGGAGCGGCTGATGGCCATCTGGACAGGGATGCGGGTGATTTTGGGCTTAACCCTGTTACCGGTGCTGTATCCCATTATGAACCGGGTGTCGGCTATCGGGGAGAAATTCGCCCGCTGGATGCAGTTATTCCCCAATATCGCCCGGTTGATCGGCTATGCCATGCTGGCGCTGTTGAGTTTTGCCGCCGCCGGTGCCATTGCCAATATGGTGATGGGGATCAGCATGTTTATCTGGATGGGATTAAAACTGCTGTGGGGTGCATTGTGTGCGGTAACCCAAATCCACACTGCGGCCATCTGGCTGTATAACAAAGCGATTATTACCGCTAACGCTACCATGCGCATTATGCGCGGTGTCTTGCTGGCGCTACGTATCGCGGCCATTTCAGCGGGGATCTCCTTTAGTTTCCTGACATGGCCGGTGTTATTGGTGATTGTGGCTATCGCGGCACTGGCGGCGGGTATCTACTACCTGATTAAGTATTGGGATGAGATTAAAGCGGCTATTGCTGATACCGCGGCTTTCCAGTGGCTATCCGAGGTGGTCACCGCTGTCGGGGACGTATTTAGCGGCGTATGGCAAAAGATTGTATCCGGCTGGCAGTGGCTGGTATCGGCTATCACCGGTTTATCACCGCTGGCTGGGTTCAGTGCCATGGCTGACAGTATCGGTAATGTGTTTAGTGGCTTATGGGACTGGCTGAAAAGTACCTTTGCTGAAACCTATAATTGGATTATCGATAAGCTGAATATTATTCCCGGTGTCAGCATTGAGGCACAAAGTATTGCTGCCCCGCAAAGTAGCCCAATCAATTCCGCTAATGGCTTATTAACCGGTGGCCATATGCGCAACATTGATAAAGGCGGGATTAATAAAGAAATCAGTAATAACTCTAAATCCGTGAGTGATAACAGCAAACGCATTGAGAATGTCCATATTAATATGCAGGGTGGCATGACGCCGAGTGATTTAATGGAGTGGCAGGAATTAAATTAATGACGGAATTAATGTATATCGACCTGCTGATAAAAGACGGTGACTTTGTATTAAATACCGGTAATGAGCCAACGCTGTGTAATAACCGCATTAGCATTGGCCAAGACTGTATTCACGCCATTATTGAAAGTGGCCTCACCACCCGACTAATTGCGGAACGCAGTCCGACATTACGCGCCGATGTGATCACCCAGTTGGTTATTTTAATTGAAGATGATGAACGCATTATTCCCGGCACGGTGGTGGTGAATGAAGAAACGGCCACACGGCTATGGGTAACGGCTGATACCTACGATTTCGGCCCGATTACGGTAAGTGCGGATTATGAGTAATAAGCCTGAAATAGATTACGAACAGGTATTAAAAAACAGCGGGATGCCGACCACCGAGGCCGATATTCGGCAAAAGTTTGACGAGCTGGTAGAAGAGGAGGGGTTAATTACCAATACCTCCGATATGTCGCCGTTCTGGCGGCTGATAAAAACCATTGTCACTCGTCCTGTGTTGTGGCTCAACGAAGTGTTAATCAATACCGTGCTGGCCAATATGTATCTGGCCACTGCCAGCGGCACTTTTTTGGAGGTGTTTGGCTGGGGCGTCAATGCCAGCCGTAAACCGGCCACCGCTGCGCAGGGCATGATCCGCTTCTATAAAGCTGATATTCAACAAGATGTGGTTATCCCGGCGGGAACGATGGTTCAGACCGAACGCATTAACGGCAAAATTTACAGCGTGGTGGTAAGCAGTGAAACCGCCATTGCTGCCGGTAGCGCCAGTGGGCTGGTCGCGGTAAACGCGGCTGAGGTGGGCGGGGCGTTTAATCTGGCCCCCGGTTACTACCGTATCTTGCCGCAGGCAGTGCCGGGTATTGAACGGGCGCAAAGCGAGGGCGATTGGTTAACCGTGCCGGGTGCGGATAAAGAGTCAGATGATGATTTTCGGGACAGGTGCCGCAACCAATTTAACTTAGTAGGTAACTATCACACCGATGCGGTGTACCGCAGCATGATAGCCGGGGTGGTGGGGCTATCTATTGACCGGATTTATTTTTTGCATGATGCCCCGCGCGGGCCGGGTACCGCCAACGCCTATTTACTGCTAGACAGTGGCGAGATTTCCCAACCGTTTATTGATGCTGTCAATGACCATATTACCGCGCAAGGCCACCACGGCCATGGCGATGATATGCAGTGTATGCCGCTGCCGGAAAGCCAGCATGATTTAGTGGTGACGCTGTATGTCAGCAATAAACAAAATTTAACCGCTGATGAATTGGCCAAGCTGGAAAGCGGCGCTGAAAACCTGATCCGCTGTGCCTTTCGCCAGAATAGCAATTACAAGGTGCTGAAAACGTGGCCCTATTCCCGCTTCTCATTTTCCAATCTGGGGCGAGAGCTGCACAAGACGTTTCCGCTGATTGAGTCACTGAGTTTTTCACTGAGCGATATTGTCAGTGATCTGAGTGTGCCGCGCCTGAACAGTTTAACGGTGGTGATTGAAAATGCCTGATTTCATTAGCCGATTAACAAGCCTGCGCCTGCCGTCATGGATGGATAAGGGCGAATCAAACAAGTTACTGCGGGTGTGCCGCGCGTGGTGGCAGTGGGTGCATGGCTGGCTGATATGGCCGCTTAATCAGTTGGATGCGGCTACCTGCGCGGTGCCGCTGCTTAACGTGCTGGCCTATCAGCGTGATATCAGCCGCTTTAATGGTGAGCCGTTGAGCCTGTACCGCAAACGGGTGCAATACGCCTTTATTAACGCCGCTGACGCCGGTTCGATAGCGGGATTCAGCGCCATCTTTAAGCGTTTGGATATCGGGATGATAACCCAACTGGAACGCCAGCCGGGTTATGACTGGGACGTTATTGTTATCCGGGTGAATGATAACCAGATAGCGGAAAACAACACCTTAATGATGGCACTGATTCGCCAGTATGGCCGCACCTGCCGCCGTTATATTTTCCAAGTGGTTAACGCCAGAACGGTGACGATGCACGGCGGGGAGTTCAGCAATGAGTATGGCTACCACCTTGCAAAATTAATCATCGCGCCCGGCACCATCAAAGGAACGGCGGCAGTGACGCCCACCCAATTACAGCATTCGCATGAAGTCTATGCGGCGAAATTGAAATAAGGATATTTACTATGGCAACGGTCATTACCCGCGCATTTGAACACTGGCAAGCGGGACAGGTGTTAAATAACTTACCGGCTCGCCCGGATACCATCATTTTTGCCCATGTTCCGGGGCTTGATCATACCGCCGAGATTAACCCCGATGAGGGGATTCCGGCTGATGGCCAGATTGTGCATCGCGATGTGGTGGCGCAGTACGGCCTGATTAACGATTCAGCGGTAGCCTATTCGGTGGTGCTGGATACCCGTGTGGGCGATTTTACTTTTAACTGGATTGGCTTGGTGGATGCCGCCAGTAATACCCTGTGCATGATTGTGCATACCCCGGCACAGCAGAAAATTGCCACCGCCAATGGGGTACAGGGTAATAACATCACCCGCACCTTTTTGATGGAATTTGCCGGGGCGGCAGAGGCCAGCCAAATTACCGTATCGGCGCAAACGTGGCAGATTGATTTTAGCGCCCGGCTACGCGGTATTGATGAGGTGAGCCGTCTGGCCAATCTGGATTATTACGGTCACGCCGCCTTTTTCGCTGACGGTTTTTCAGTGAGCAAAGACGGTGATAAATACCGGGTGAAAGCCGGGCTGGCTTATGTCGGCGGTATTCGTGCTTTGCTGGCTGATGATGTGTTACTGGAAGCCGTCACCGGTAATGTGGTTTATGCCGATGTCAGTTATCAGGGCAGCGTGTTAAGTGAATTTGCGCCGATTATTCATCTTGGCGTGAAGCATAGCGCCGGGGATTTTGGCGACTACACCGATGCCAACGGTTTTACTCATTACATTGCCTCACTGGCATTAATCACCGCCAGCGGGGAAGAGGATAAACGCGAAGCCAATCCGTTTGATAAAGCCATTGCCGATATTAACGCCGCCCTCAAAGAGCATGAGAAATCGCGCAATCACCCGGATGCGACTCTCAATGACAAAGGCTTTACCCAGTTAAGCAGCGCAGTTGATAGCGACAGCGAGGCACTGGCGGCCACCCTGAAAGCGGTCAAGATTACGATGGAAAACGCCAACGCCCGGTTAGCCAAAGAGCGCAACGGCGCAGATATTCCCAATGTGGCGCTATTCCGGCAAAACATCGGGGTAAAAGGTGCTGCCTCACTAGAGGTCGGCACCACTGCCGGTACGGTGGCGGCGGGCGATGATAGCCGGATAGTGGACGCCATCAGCAGCAAAAACACCAATATTCAGTTACCCGGAGCATTAACCGCTGGCAGTGATATACGTGCTGGCCGATTACTGTCAAAAGGTGACCTTGTTGCTGGTGAGGGGCGGGCACAGGGACATGCAACATTTGGCGTTGATGGCAATATTTACGGCACTCTATGGGGCGGCTACTTATCTACCTACTTGTCTAATCGTACAGACCACCGAGTCAGGGCATGGGCGGCAGTGCAAGGAAACGGCACAATCATTAGTTCATTCGGTTTTGCTGCGATAAATCGTACCAACGTGGGCGGCTATAACTTCACAATGTCAACGTCAAACGGCGCATATGCGGTAACGGTTGGGATTGGTGGCGGTTCACAAAACGGCGCATTAAGCGCTCACTCCGCCAATATTTGGAATAGAACGCCTAATTCATTCAGCATCCAGAATACCAATGATGGTGGAACAAGTTACGACTGGAGAGATTGGCCGGAGTTTTATGTCATCGTTGTTGGCCCGTAAGGAATAAAAGATGGAACAATTTATTAATCAAGCGCTGTCAGACAACGCCGCCTACGAAAACATCTATGTTGTGGTGTTTGAGAATAAAACTGGTCGCGGAATGACGGTGGCCAATTTCGCCGCACAAAAGTATTTAGAGGCATTCACCCATGATGGGCCTTGGCTAAAAATCTTGCGTGAAGAGCTGCCAGACCAGCGATTTATCGAGGCCTGGCAGTTCAATAAAGCAAAAGACGCCATCATAGTAAATCCGGTTTGGTTACACGAGATGCAGGTTGCCGAAGCGGAAAGGGAGCGTAGCCGTAGAATTTGGTCAGTTCAGGATGAACTTACCGCGCTGCAAACTGACCTGATGCTCGGCATTATTGATGATGAAAGTACTGCGCGTTTAATCAAACTGAAAAAATACGTTATTGCTCTCAAGCGATTGGCTGTATCGACTGCGCCAGATATTAGCTGGCCGGAGTTGCCTGATGTGGCGTAAAGCAACCTTATCCATCCCCGGTAATATGGCCGCAGTCAATTGCGCCATGCTGCCGGTACACCCGTGGGTTTATGGCGTCGGCCGTAGCGAGGAATCGGGCAGTTATCTGAGTCCGCAGAACGCGGTGGATTATCTGGCGGGGAAACTGGCAGGCAGTGGTGGCCAGCAGTCGGTGGTGGTGTTTATGGTCTGTGCCACTGACCACCCCGCCTTTATGCAGGCGCTCACGCAATTCTCTGCGGTGCTGCCGTTGCCGGTGTTCTCTCAAGTCGCCCGCATGGCCAATACAGCGGCCACACTGGCCACCACCAAAATGCAGTTACCAGCCAACGCAGGAAACGGCTTACCGCTGCCGCAGCCGTTATCCACCGCAACCAACCGTATGGTCATGAATGCGCAGCGTATCGCACAGGCCAAAGATGCTGCCGGGGCGGGGGCCAATCTGGCGGGGCTGGCGTCGGCATTGTCCGGTTTTGCCAATACCAAGGCGGCGGCACTGGCCAGCATGGAAAGTGCGTTAAATGGCTTACTGGCAGGCAGTGCGCAAGCGTGGGTATTTACCGCCAGCGGCAGCGCGGCCACGCTGGCCAGCGAAATGAAAAAGAACGTACCGCAGCAGGATGCTGTTTTTACTCTGGCCACCTTGTTTGCCGGAGAGGATTTAACCACGCTGGAGGCAATGATAAATGACACAAATAGTCATGCTGGCACTGGACGGTGAAGCCATCCCATTAAAGGGGCTGACCGTGACCCCTACTATGCAATTTCAGGAAAAAGACCAGTCCGGGCAGACGTCGAGCACCGCCACGGCAGAGCAGGGCATTAAGGCCAAAGAGCTGCGCGTATCCGGTTTGGTGCCATTCAGCACCCCGGAGGTATTAACCCGACTTTTTGCACTGGCTGAAACCAAAGACGCAGGCGGCGCACTGAAAAAATACCGGGTAGCCAATCAGGTGGCGCAGGCGATTAATTTTCGGCTGGCCACTTTTACCGGCGCGATTGATGCGCCGAAACAGGATGGTAAAATGGCGTGGCTGGTGACCTTTACCCTGAAAGAGTTTTTGAGTGTGTCAGAGAAACGCGAGGCCCGCGCCGGGGGCAAAACCGCCGCGCAAAAACAGACAGCAGGCGGGGCCGGTGGCGGTGATGCGGGCGAGGATGCCGAGCAGTTAAGCTGGTTTGAGCGCAAGGTGTTGAAGCCGGTCAATGATGCACTGGGGCCAGCCTCATGAAACCGATCCGCAGGCTGATGCTGTCCGGCGATGCGGTGTCGTTGGTTGATGCCAATCTGGTGCTGGAACTTAACGCCTGCGGGCGTGGCTTTATTACCGCTGAAACCACCACCGATTACACCGGCAAACTGGTACGGCTGGATGCCGGTTACCCTGAGTTGGTGCTGCGCTGGTTTACCGGTTATGTGGAACGTTCGCAACCGGCAGAGAACGGCGCACAGCGGTTATTTGTGCGGGAGTTAACCGGCATTTTTGAGCGCATGTGGCCGGTATCGATGCAACACCCGACCCTGCGCCAGTTGGCCGACTGGCTGACTGACAACAGCGGGTTAACCTTTCAACTTGCCGCCAGTGCTGACTATAACGACAAGCCAATCCCGCATTTTACCCACAGCGGCAGCGGTTACCAGTTGTTGGCCAATATCGGCAACGCCTTTGGCATTACGGATTATGTCTGGTACCAGTTGCCAGACGGCGCGGTCTATGTGGGCAGTTGGCAGCATTCATTGTTCGCCGGTAAACCGATAGATATTCCGTCAGAATTCAGCACCGCAGCGGCGGCAGGCAATACCATGACCGTGCCTATGATCCAATCGGTGCGCCCCGGTGTGGCATTGAATGGCCAGCGGTTAACCACCGTTCGGCTGAATAATGATGATTTGGTCTTAACGTGGACGCCGCGCAATAAAGTCACCGGCAAGCCATTGCAGAAAACCCCCATCCAGCGCCAGATTGATAATGCTTACCCGGAGTTATCAGCCGGGTTACATCTGCCGAAAATGGCCCGTGTTGAGGGGCCAAGCGAAGCAGTGACCCGCGGCGATATGGCTGACCCGTTCCGGCCCCGCTATGCCGTTAATCTGCAATTGCTGGATGATGATGGCAAGGCGGCAGCAGATACGCCGGTTTACCCTGCGGTGCCGTTACCTCTGCCAATGGCGGGAGCGGAGTCGGGCATGTTCCAGTTCCCTCCGGCGGGTACCTTAGTGGAAGTGGGCTTTACTGGCGGCAGGCCGGATAAACCGTTTGTGCGTCAGACGCTATCACAGGGTAACAATCTGCCCACCGTGCAGCCGGGTGAACAGCTACAGCAACAGCGTGATGGTGTATCGCAGCGGGTGACGGTGGCAGGGGACTGGGAGCGTAAAACCGATCAGGTTATTCGTGAAGAATCCATGAGCCGGGTGATTACTGCCGATGATGAAACCCGCACACTGGTGGCCCGTGAAACCACTGTTCAGGCTACCGATAAAACCACGGTATTGGGGACGGCCACCTTACAGGCTGGTGCTATCCAGCAGATTAGCGAGGGGGATTACAGTCTGGCCACCCAAGCCAGTTACATGGCCAAAGTGGGTAAAACCTTAACCACCGATGTGGGGCAGGACTTGATAGAGAAGATTGGTAATATCCGCAGCAGCATAGCCGCTGTCCGGCAGGATGTGATAGCGCCGGTGGTGTGGATTGGTAGCCAGCAGATTAACGTGATGGCTCTCATGCTCGATACGCTGGATGTAGTGAAAGAGCTGGCAGCACTGACCGCCGCACATACTCATACCAATACTGATGGCCCACTGAACGCAGGGAGCATCACCGCCACTGGGGCCAAGTCAGACGGATTACGTAATAAATATGCCCCTGTGATCGGCTAATCGATCTCGCCCAATCTGCCCGCCACGCGCGGGCTTTTTTACGCCTGTCACAAACCATCACCAACGGCCCAACACGCCACGCAATAAACCCATCATCACACCGCAATGCCCGAAATGGATCACGCCAGCCACGCCCCGCACACGTAGCGGAACATGCCACGAAAGAAACGTAATCATGACGGAAACGGCACTACACCGCACCCGCCTGCACACTTTGCGTTATAAAGTTTTTTCAGTTTTAATTTTCTACAAAACACCCCGCCAGCCCGCGCCGTGGCAGGGGATTTGCGGCAATTCGCCAACTGAAAAGATTGAAAAGAATTTCAGTATTTTTCAGTTTTTGGATCTCGGAGAAGATCGCGGGAAAATTTTAGGGCATTGAATTTAAAGTTAATTATTTTGATTTCGTGATTTATCTGTGGATCGTTTATGATTATTTTGCAGGGATGGTGATTAGCACGATAGTCAGAGCTGGCGCGGGTTACAGCGTGATTGGTCAAAATTAGTAAACTGAAAATAACATACAGTAGATGATAGTTTTTTATTCTTCATCTTGTACGGCTCCATCATTACTAAAAATTTATCTGCTTACATTGTTCTGACATGTTGCGTACCGCAAAAGATAAGGAAAGGTGTGGCTTCAACTTTTCCTTTTTATCGTCATTTGGGCTATTTATTGAAGTTCATCGTACAAGATGTAGCCTGTATCTTGTTTATCTTCTAATAATTGCTTTAAAAATAGAAAATGATTAACTTTTTCTAACAATGGTGTTGGGATAGTAGAAAGTTTTATGGAGACTGATTCGTTTTTTTCATTAGGTATTATATGACCAGTAGAATATTCACCTAAAATATAGCCATCTTCCTCCCCTATTATATCCAATAGATTTCTCTTAACATTTAAGATGTCATGAGCTTGATATTTATCTGAGTAGTTTACGTAAATCTTTATCAGAGAGTAAATATACTCATTGATTAACGGAATAGCTGGGAATTCAGATGATTGGTGCTGAAGTTCAGGTTTTACATGTTTGCCCCAACTATCATAGGCTTGTAGTAGTTCATCCCTTGGAAACATGACTATCAAATTTGAAGTAACAGATTCATTCTTATCGTCGTACCTTTTTTGGATAGTGTAGGATAGGGGTGGCATCCCACAGTGTTGTACAAAATTTCTTAGCTTATCCATAAATTTGTAAGAGAAATTATTGTCAAACTCGCGTGAATACAATTCTTTAAAATATAAAAATTCTGTTGATTGTCCCCCATGACTTTTCTTAATGTTTGTTCCCATGTGATCAAGTAGTGTTCTTGACGAAGCCAAAAAATTTAGAAATGCTGAATTAGTTTCAAGATAATAATCCCCAAATGGATATGTAAGGTCACTCTTTTCCTCAGAAACCATTTCCATTGCTTTTTTGACAAAAATGTTTGAAAGATAGTTATAGTTTCCAATAACATATTCAATTAGTGCATGGTTTTTTTGAAAGGTTATCAAATCAGCACCATTCTTAGCAATGAACGATAATTCTGCCTCACTAAGAATCTTTAACCCTTTTAAATTATTATCTTTTAGCTTAAACAACTCGTTGACTACCAT